CCTTAAGCTTCAGGAGGGTCGCTGCGTTGTTGATGTGGGCCGAGTCTAGAAGAGCTCGAAGAGAACCGGTAAGAGCAGCAGACAGTCCGCCAATAAGATGAGGAAGGCCGATAGCGTAAGCACCGCGCCAAGGAATGAACTTGTACTCGACAATCCAGTCAAGCTTCGCCATCGTCTCATCGCCTTCCTCCCAGTTCCTGTACAGCCCGATCGCCTCAGAGTTGTAATCGTCAATCATCAAGATATAAGGCGCAGACTCACCCTTCGTGTACTCATCGCCCTTGATCTCAAGCCAGGTATATATGTGGTATATACGGCGCAACCCGTCTTCGTTCTCGCTGTGGTTGCGGCCCTCAATCTTGTCGGTAGCCTTCTGCGACTTAGTCTGCTCAAGATCAAGCGCGGACGACATCCAGCTAATGTCTTTGTAAAGCCCAGACGCAACCCGGCGGTCGAACTCGTACTGGGTAATGTCGTGAACCTCAGTCACCCGCTGCGCCGTATAAAAGTTGGCTGCGGCAAAAGGTAGCAGGACATTATCAATCGGCAGGAACTCAGCACAGGGCCGGCGCTTCTTTTCGTCGTACCAGAGCTTCATGTACTGCGAGCCGCCTAGAGGTAGCTGCGTCATCATCTGCTCCTGCTCGTCCCGGAACTCCTCAATCTGCTGCGTGAGCTGCCAGTTCATGAAGTCACGCTTGCGCTCGGCCGCGGCTAGCTTATTCTCGTCAACGTCGCCGATGATGTTCGTACGCACAGGGCCATCGGGCGGGAATAGCTCCTTGATAGCTCGAGACGCAAAGTCAATGCAGGCCTCGGCCATTACGGGGTGGACGACCTTGCTGGCACCGCTGAAGTTGGCCCCGCCAGGAGCATCGTTACCTAGGCCCGTGCGGCGGATACCCTCCTCGTACTGCTCATCGCGCTTCTCTCGAGCCCGCCGATCCTTCTCAACCAGCTCAATGTAACGCAGCGCCATCCCGCCAAAGTCCTCGTCCATCTCAAGGTCAAGGTCGTCAGCCAGGTTGCGGTAGAAGTCCTCATTCTCTCGAGGGCCCTCAGACTTGGTTGTGACCATCGCGCCGCCGTCGGGCAACTCCTCAATGTCGGAGTCCTCAAACAGTGAGCCAATGTCTTCTGCCGGCGCTGTGTCTGGCTGGCCCTCTACGAAGCGATCGGCCTCGGCGTCAACTGGGAACTGGGTTGGCATTTGTTCGCCCCTTTGCTACGATAGGTGTCAATTGGAAAAATAGGAACCGAAAGTGGACAAGTATGATGAAGCGATAGAGTTTCTTAAAGGCGTTGAACCCGGCAGTTACTTCGATGAGTGCGCCGAACTTATGGAAGAGCTACTCGCCCAGGTTCATAAGAAGAAGCGCCCAAAGCCGCAGCAGTGGACGCCAGAAGATATTGCCTGGGCAAAGCAGATGGAAGGCAGCATCCGTCACTACATGAAGGCAAGAGGGCGGCTTTAATCACCGCCGTTCTCCGGCCATCGAGGTTGCGCTGTAACCAAGAGCGGCGATCGCGGCAGCCGGGGTCATCCCCTCGCGAATGAGCTTCACCGCCTTGGGCCAGTCAGCCTCACTGAAGAACCTGCGCGATTCCTGAATGTCGCCTCGAGCCCCGCCAAGCTTGGCGTCCCTTAGCGCCTTCTCGCGGATCTGATTGCGAACCGCCTCAGACTCGCTCAGGTTCTGGGCCACCGACTGTGGTAATTCGGAGAAGTGCGTCAATAGGTCGCTAGTGGCCTCGCCGCTGTATGGTGCCGTTGACAGGTTGCCTTCAGGTCCGCGCTTGCCGATGCCTGGCAGATAGCCGGTTGTGGTCTTGGCCTTCTCCGCCGTGCCTGGGTAAACCTTCGCCACTTCCTTCTTGAGCTTGTTCAGGAACTTGTTGGCTTCTTTTGATTCCATCGCTGGGTCGCCTGGGAACACAACGATCCCGCGATTGGTGGCCGAGGTATAGAACTTGACGTCCTCCCCCTTCGGCGTGAGCTTTCTGATGGCCTGGTCAATCGCGGTCACTTCCTGCGCGGTCGGCTCAATGGAAGCGGTTGGGTCTGCCAGCTTGTTGGGGTTCAGGCTGCGAGCGTCGAAGACCATCGAGTTCTTGCCCTTGACCCCTTTCATGGTATTAGGCAGGTTGAAGGCGCCGGCCTCTTGAGCGTCTTGGAATGCGCGGAAGTGCTCGAGCGCCTCCATCGTCTTGCGAGACTGCGGGTCCATGAAGCCGCCTCCGCCGCCAGTGGGGAAGTCCATCAGCGGGCGGGCCATCGTCATTGGATTGTTCTCGACCTCGCCCAGGCTGTTCCGGTACATCCCGCTCATCGTCTCTCGCGATGGGAGCTGGCGGTAGCCCTGTGAGCCGTACAGGATGTCGCGGTTTCCTGCGCCAACTTCAGCAGGGTAGTCGTACATCCCAGCCTCTGGTGCCGGCAAATCCCAGCGACCCTGGCGGCCGTATTCAAGCTTCTCCGCAGGCGTCATAGACAGAACCTGGGGAACGTGGCCGAGCCCGGCGCCAGGAACCGCCTCATGCGTGGCCGTCGCAGTGTGCTTATACATATAGTCGCGGGCGGTGTTGTTCGCGTCCCGCAGCGCCAGCAACTTTCCTGCAAGCCCGTCAGTGTCGCTGTCGCCAGAGTACCGGCCCTTCTTACCACGATAGTAGAAGTCCTGACCCTTGCCGTAAACCCAGGGCACTTCCTGAATGTGAGGGCCGAACCAGTCAGTGCGCCCGCCAATCCCCAACTGGTTGGCTCGGTTCACCTGCAGGGCTGTCTCGGCGTCCATTACCGGATGCATAGTGTCACGCACTCCCTCATGCCACGGGTTTCCTGCTGTATCGGTGTACTGCATCCCCTGGGCGCGGCGGAAGTCGTTAACGCCAAAGAGCCCCGTGTTAGGCAGCCGCGGATCGTTCTTGTTCGCGTACTCTTTGATTTTGAACCCCATCCGAGCCGGGCGATCCTGCGCCACCGCCTCATCCAACGTCCGCATTCCTGCGCCGCGGTAGGCCATCTGTGGAACGCCAGCGACCCGGCTGTTCAGGTGCTTAAGCGCAAACCCAAGCTCAGACTCCGGGCTCACACCGGCCGAGTACACACCGTGCTGCTCGAGGACGCGGGGAAGCTGATAGGGCTCGGCCGTCTCAGCAATGCCAGACTTAGCTCTGTCGTACCAAGTTCCCAGGCGATCGGGATCGGCCAACCGCACCGCCTCAACGGAATCGGCGAAGTCCTTGTCGATCCCTTTCCGCATTGCCGTAATGCCTTGCTTGCTGGTCACGGTGCGCGGGAATCCAATGAAGCCAGATCCAGATGGGCGGATGTGCTCCCCGGCCATCGCGGCATCGAGCACCGCCTGGTCACCGAGGTCTGCAGCCATCGTGCGGTAGTAGTCCGGCTCCACCTTCTCGCGCTTGCCGCCGCCCTTCTTGCTGGTCTTAGCCTCCGGGCTCTTGCCGGCGCTCTCCTTGGCCATCTTCTCAACCTTCTTCGTCCGCGCCGCCTCCTGCTCCTGCTTCTGCCCGAACTTGGATAGGACGCTCTGCTCCACCTCCGATCTCGGCACAATAGACAGCGGGCTAGCGCCAGTCACATCAGCCAGCCTGCCCGCCATTCTTTCTGCCGCTGGACTCCGCGCTAGGTCAACTGCAGCCCTACCTACAGCCGGTGCAGCCCTGAGCGTACCTGCAGCGCCTGGTAGCATCCCTAACGCAGACGCTCCGTAATTGCGGAGGGCGCTTCCGTACCGGCCAGCCTCGAGATCATAGGCAGCCTGGTTGACGTCACGAACGCCCTCCTCGAGCCCCTTGGCGGAGCCTACGAAAGGGATGAAGTCGACAGCACCAATACCGCCAGGGATACCGCTCTCGGCTCCACCGAATGCCGTCATGGAGAGCCTGCGAGCCCGCTCCCGACTGGTGATCTTGGCCAGCTGCTCCTCGAGGAAAGCCTGCGCCTTCTCGGCCTGGGTTAGCTCTCGGCTGCGGGCTTCAGGTTCAACACCACGAAGCAGGCGCTCCATCGTCGGGTACGTTACTGGCATATGTCACCTATGCGGCGTAGGGGTTAACGCGCTTCCTGCTGGCTCCGGAGTCCGCGTAGTCATCTTCGTCGTAGTCATCGCGAGGCGGTGGGTCAATCTCAATCCAGCCCGAGTCACGAAGAAACCTCAGGCCCTGGCTGGTGCAATCAACGAAGTCGTCGTGGGTCGTCTCAGGGAATGCGCAGAGCTGGCTGACCATACCCTCGGCCCAGTCGCGAACGTAGCCGGGCCTGGTGCTGCTCTCAGGTATCCAGACCCTACCGCGGGCGATCACGTTGCTGACGATGTTGAGTCGCTGCATTTTGTCTGCTTTGCCCGGATTGTACGAACGAACCGGGAGATGAGCCCTCTGCAGGTCCTGGATAAGGCTGATACCGGCTGACTTATCCTCAACCAGAATGAGGTCAACGCGCTTGCGATCCTTTCCCTCGCCATACACATTGTCGTATTCCTCAATTACCTTAGGCCGTAAATCGGGGTATTGTAATCTATCCTGCCAGCAATCAATGACCATCACAGCCATTGGATCGTCAGTCGGTTTAAAGACTCCATAAGTAATACAGGCAGTCGGATCGTTTTGCGTCTTTTCAGTATAGGCGCAATCGTAACTCTGGATAATGTATTCAAACCGCGGGAATGGCTTATCTGCCGGCCATAACTTGAACATATCCCTTTTGACAATCCCGCTCTCTTCAGGGTCAATGATCTCGGCGAAAATCTCCTGGCGCCCAAGCTTGGTCCCCTCATACTGCAGGATCTGTCTTTGAAAGTTGGGCGATAGGTTGGCCAGGTTGGTGTACGTCGATGCCGTAGTCACCACAACATCATCGCCGTCCCTGCCGATCAGGTCGATGATCAGGTCCTTAGGTCTGGGGGTTGTGGTGCAAATCATGATCGTCCGCTTACCCAGCCGCAGCCCGAACTGAATCTGATCCCAGGCCGCTTGCAGATAATCCCAGGCCGCTAGCTCATCCGCCCAGGCAAAGTGGAACTGAGGGCCGCGGAAGCGTTCTGGCTCTGATGCTGGGATCCCCTTGATGAGGCTGCCGTTCTTCAGCTTGAGCTCGTGCAGCGACTTGTTGTAGTCCTCTACCAAAATGGGAGGAATCACGCTCAGAAGCCCGCTGTCGCCCTCAAAGCAGGTTCCCCTGACGTCAGATGAGGTAGGGGCCGCAACGAGGGCTCGAGTGCCTGGATTAGACCATGCAAGCCACCCTATCTGTTCTGCAGCTAATCTCGTCTTGCCCGCTCCCCGACCCGCGCAGAGCAACCAGATACTCCACCAGTCCCCTGGCGGCATGATCTGGTGCTTATGAGCCTGGGTCAGCCACTTTGCCCGCCACAGGAATGCCGCCTTTTGTTCTTCGGATAACGCCGCGAACTTTGCCTTGACGTTGGGGTCCGATAGCGTCTGGATTACGGCATCATTCATTCAAGCCAGTGAGATGACGACACAGTGCCCTGATGGCAGACGTAGGTGACCGTCATCTTGTCAGGGTTGTGTTTATGGAAAAACTTAGGCATCGTCACCTTGCTTACCACGTTATCCGCCCAGAAGTGCTCGGTGTTGGCCTCGAGGTCATTTAGCAGCTCTTCAGCGAACGTCCTGTTAAACGCCATTGATGAGCTAATGCCACCAGGATCATGGGCAGTGAACGGACCGCGGTAATACTCATAGAACCCTGGCTTAACCTTGAGGAGGCCGCCGGTAGAGTTGATTACCATGTAGCTGTTTTGCAGATCCTTAATGCTCTCCTCGATGTGGTTGGAGCGGTAGATCTCGTCGTGGTCTGCCCAAAAGAAATACTCGCAGCCACTTTCAATCAAGAACCTTAATGGTATCGAATACCACAGGCACTGATTCTCGAGCTGCTCAGGGGTATGCATCCAATGGTGGAGGTATGGCAGATCCAGATCCTCAATGGCCCACTCAAAGCTGCCTGGGGTACCGTTCTGATGGAATGCAACCAGGTCAGGCTTTACGGTCTGTGCTGCGAACTGGAGTGCTGCGAATCTTGCAAAGTCTGGCCGTGAGTAAAGCGGCGTAAAGATACCGATCATTGATCTTCCAGTTGACGCTTAGATTCCAAGTTCGTAATTATGGCGTCAAACACTGTAGTGTCAACCTTAATAGGGCCACCGTTCTCACCGGTCAACTCAATCTGGGAGCGATCACTCCATCCTGCACGGGACTTTAGCCAGAAGATGGCCGCGGGGATATTCCCGTTCTTCCCTGCATTAAAGAGCGAGGTAGCCATCTCTGAGGTGGCATCAATACGTCCATCATCAAGCTCTCTGCGGTACTTACGGACCAGGGTATCTTGAGATATACCGATCTTCGTAGCAATATCCTCATGACGAATGCCAGCAGCCGCTAGTGTACGGACTATCGTTTGATTGGCCTCCGTTACATGGTGCATTTTAAAATCTCCGAAAAAAACAAATAGCGACAGCGGCGTCACTTTATATTTATCTTTTCTTTTCTTTTCTTGTCTTTCTTATCTTTCTGGCAATGCTAGCCCTTACCGTATCTATGTAAAAGACACAGGACAGCTTTACGCTGCTCTGGCAACGCTTCCCAGACTTCTTTCAACCACCCGGCTCTAGGATTCGCCCACCGCCCCCGCTCTGGCTTGCTCGTGTAACGGGGTTTGCAAGCTCCCACCACCGACGGACCGCATGGGAGCGAGCGACCATTATGTCATAAAAATCTTGTGTTAGTTGAACTTTGGCCAGAGCATCAACATATTTTTCTTTGCCCCGCGGCGGACCAGCTCCTTCTCACTGGCTATCAGTCCACCTGGTAGGCCGTAGTAGCCGGGGATGTGGAAGTGTGGGACGAGGTTGATGCCGTTGAGTACCAGGCACTTGGTGGCCACTTTAGCTGATGCGATTGTCATGATTTATCCTTGTTAAAGTATGTAAGCCAGAGTTTCTGTCGTTGCTCTGGAAGTTCGATAAAAAGTCGTGCAGCTAGGTCTGTAACGGATGCGATAGTGAAGTTGCTCTTGTGGTGCTCACCGACTTCGCACTCGTAGAAACTACGTTCTGTGCTCTTTTCGATGAGGGAGCGAATCTCCTCCAACCGCTTCTTTTGTTCTTGGTAGTAGTCCATCTTATTGGCCCTCGAGCTGCGCGAGTTCTTCTGCTACCCACTGGATTGCCCAGGAGTGTGATGGCTCGTCGATCAGGTTCTGGACCCACTCAAAGTTCTCAAAGCCTGCGACCTTGAACGCCTCGAAGTTGGCGAAGGTCACGAACTGCTCGACCAGGTACTCTTTTGCCCACTCTGCATCTTCGATGGCTGGATGTGCCTGGTCTTCGAGGAACCGCTTGATTTCTTGCTTGATGTTCATTTCACTGTCCTTTCTCTTGGTTGCGATCGTTAGTGACCGTAGACAAATAGTGGCACAAACGAATCGGTCTGTGTGAACTTTTTTGAACTTTTTTTACTAGGGGAAACCCTTACGGGCATGGGTGGTTGACTGAGTCGAACATTCCAGCCTCTTCACCGATCCGGCCATCGTTGACCGCGGCATCAAAGGCTTCCTGTTCTAGCTGGTCGCAAGCTGCGGTGAGGGCCACGCCGGCTGAGATAAGCTCATCAAGGTCGCATCCCCAGATTGAGAGCACTGCGACCCGGCCAGAGGTATCCATGAGGCTGATTGAGTAGTCTTTCATTTCACTGTCCTTTTTTATGATGGAATTAGACTGCGGTGGTCTCTACGACGTTCACGAGGCCGTAGGTGGTGCCCGATGCGGCTGTGAAGTGAACGTAGGTCTCGATAAAGGTACGGGAGCCTTCGGACCAGGAGCGCAGTGGGGTGCCGTCTGGGCAAACGCCAATCAGCTTTGAGTTGGCGATTGGGTGGTATTCAAAAGTCTTCATTTCACTGTCCTTTTTTGATGGGGGCCGAGACCCCCGTTTTGATTAGTAGTTCCAGGCCTTCAGTCCGCGGCGTTTGGCTTCTGCTTTTGCTTCTGCCTTCGAGGAGAAGGTCAGGCGGAGAACTTCGGTTGTGATCGACGCATCGGTGTGCATGATCAGGATGAAGCGTTTGGCTGGTGCGTTGAAGATTGAAGCAAGCATTTCACTGTCCTTTCTGTTTTGCGCCGAGACGTTCAGCGCATGAGTTGAACTGTACACAGATTTTTTGGTCTTGTGTGAACTTTTTTGAAAATATTTTCTAGGGACAAACCCTAACGTCTCCACCAGTGGTACTTGTGCTGGTCCGTATGAGGTAGAACGCACTCCAGAGTCTTTACAACACCCGCCGTGCCCGCGCTGGGACAGGAGTAGGTCGTGACCCTTACAAACGGGCGGCTGCGGCCCCACAGCAGGCTAAAGCGCACACCCCACTGCCATCTAGCCCGTTCCCAGTAGGTGATAGCCAGGCCATACTGTCCGTCAGCCTTCTCGGCCCAGCACCAGTGCTCAGGAATGACGAGGATCGTGAACCGGCGTATTTTTGCTTCGATTCTCATTCTGTTTCCGTTTGTCTTTGTGCTTTCCCGACCCTCGAGGAGGCCTCTGGATCAGATCGCGGATTACGGGATTTCGTTTTTTCACTTCACCGCGGATGTTAGCCGGATCGTTCACTCTCAAGCTCCGCAATCAGTCGGTTGATGTACCAGGCGGCCTTCTTCAGGTCCACCACCGCATCGCCCTTTAAGCCGGCCCTGCTGAGGTACTTGAGTGCGTTAAGCCTCAGGTATCCCCGGAACTCCTCAGGGCTCGCCTTGGCCCGCATATAGTCGATAGTCTCGATTCCGCCCGCAGTGTAGTGCGCTGGGTTGTTGACCTCATCCGTCAATTGCCGTCACCTCTCGAGGTAGGTTCCGCAGGATGTAGGAATACTCGGGCTCTACCGCCGCGACCTTCGACCGGTACAGTGTCCGGCGCCTGCCGTTTTCAATCTCGTCATCCTTTACGATTGAATTGTTCTCTACCAGCCTCATCAAGACCCCTGAGATGGACTTCCTGGTCATACCCTCCACCTCAATCTTAGACATCTGGATGGGTCCGTGCTCAATGATGTAATCAAGTACCCGCTGCTGCGTCATCTTCTACCTTCCATTGTCTGATCATGAAATATTCACCGTAACTCTCGCGGACGCTGGGCGGGTAGCCGCGGTCATCTAGCCAGTGATACAAGTTTGTGTGCAGCTCGTTGTCCCAGATCTTCGGGAAACCATACCGCCACCCCTCTGGCGGGTCAACCCAGATCTTCATTCCTGCTCCTTTAGTTGTGCGTGTAGGCGCTTGTGGAAGGTTGCAGGCGCATCGTCACCGCAGACTAGCCAGTCAACCCTCTGGACGTAGATGTAGGCCCGGCGAAGCAGCCTCACGGCCTCCTTGAACTCGGCGATCGTCTCCTTGGCGTACTTGTCCTCCCAGTCCTGGGCGTCGTTGTCCAGGATCATCTGCTCAATGTCATCCGCGAGCTGCTGAAGCTTAAACTGCTCAAACCCAAAGTGGCCGCCACTCATGACCAATCCTCATAGAATTTGTGTTGTCCAATCGGCAGATTAACGCCGCACCGCTGGCACCTGTCATGCGTATATCGGTAGTGGGCATCAATGCAACTGATGACGTTCTTGTGGCCAAATAACCAGCACAGAACCTTAGCCAGCATTTTTTTCCTTAATTAACTTAACAACACCTTCGTGCGTCAGCCCGACCCACTGCTTTGAGTGTTTGACTGCTTCTTGAATAATTGTGATTTCTTCTTGAAGTGTGTCGGCAAGGTAAATGGGTTTTAATTTTCCGTCTGCGTCTTTATGCCTACGCAAAGACATAAGAAACTGTTTAATATCAATCATGTGCCTCTTCCTTAGATTCAAGCGCATCGGCGGCTTCCTCCAACAGTTCTGCAATCCTGTCTGGGGCACCCTCTTGAACCGATTTGCGTGTGCTGATTTGTCTACGAATTTCAGCGCGTTTACGAAGCCTGTAAATTAGGTCTTGGTTATCCACCGTTCTTCTCCCGCAGCTTGGCTTCTACATCTTTAACTAATTCAATCAAAGCCGGGGCGTCTTCGTAACTAGGCCACCAACTTGGCAGGGATTTAATTTCCTCATTCGTCAGCCCGACCCACTGCTGTGGCGGTGTGGTGTTGAATTTCAATTCGGCGCGAAGGCGCTGGTTTTCGTCAAACAATTCCCAGAAAGGTTGTGCTGCGGGTGGGGTGGTGTAGAGAGGGACCGTGTGGTATGGTCCTCCGCCTGTTCGCACCCGCATATCAAAGTTTTGCAAATCGTCTTTATTAGCCCACGCAACCGGCTCTTGATTAGGTTGTGGACAGCAATGGCCGCACCGGGGGCAGTCAATCACATGGGGGGTGACATCGGGGGTGGAAAAAAGTGGCTCTGGTTGCGACATCCTGTTGCGCAGGGCTACTGCTGTGCGTAGTTGTATGTCTGGATTGTCGCTATCCAAAGCATCCAGCACCTGTTGCATAAGTTCTCGGTCAGTCATAGCCAACTACCTTGCAAAACATACGTCTTCTTGCCTTTTTCGCGCACATCAATCTGGCGCACCTTGAGCTTGAGACGCTTGGCGTAGTACCGAGCGCGACCTAAATACTTGGTTGCAATAAAGTTTCTGCCGCCCCCTTTTGGATATTCAATCCAACGGCAACATACGTAATACAGTTTCTTGGGCCAGCAGTGTTTCATTGCTCCCCCCTTACTTTTAACATTTTGGCTCCTGTAATTGTTTTTTGCTGTCGCAGTCTGTGGGAACTGGCGTATTTACATATACAACATAACCTGCACCTAGGACAAAGGGCAGAGCAGCCGGATAACCAACACCCGTTAGGACTGCTAAATTATTAACACTAGCAGCAGTCCATAAAGTGGCTGCTGATCTTCTGAAATATTCCTGACTCCGTGGTGACAACCAATCAACAACATAGTTAAGAATGAACACTTTGAATAGCGTAGCACCCACAAAACCAGCAGGATTGATTTCATATCCTGTTCCTGTACTAAGTACAGCAGCAGAAGTAACAGTATCAAGCACAGCAGCTTCTTTTGTAGTGGGCACCGTGCTACAGCCAGCACTGGCTATGGACAAAATAATTAATGTAGTGGTAATAATTTTATTGAAGCGCATCGTTGTTTTAATGGTGCTAATTGGCTTGCCGCACCGAAGGCAAGTGCAGGTCATTTCTCTCCCCTTGCGCGAATAGCCATTGCTGCTAGTTTGCTTGTTTGTGATGCGTACTCTGGATCCACGGCTAAAGCATCGCAAATTTTGGCGCACTCCTCCCGCTCATGCGCGGCGACAAGGTTGGCGAAGCGTTCAAACCCCTCAAACCCAACGATATCTACAACCCCATCGGCAAACCCAGCCTCGCGCGCCATGCGAATGATGTCGTCGCGTGTCATGGTTTTCCCGATCGGTAATTGTGCCTTGCGATTAGTAGGCTTTCCTGCGGATTCTTCCCGATCGGGATTGCAGGTGCATCTCCGGCCCCAGCCTCTGATGTCTGATCTATTGATACAAGACGCAGGGTTTTGTGCTCATAGGGCGCCTGGCTCATTTCTTCTGATTTGCTTGAACAGGTGCATCTTCGGCCCTGTCCGCAGTCTCCTGTGCAGCTACTGCCTCCGCTAAAAACTTCGCGAAGATAGTTTTTCCTGGCCAGTTTGAACATCTATCCAACTCCTTTTGACGGCGGTCAGATGTTGTGTGCATCCTCCACCAGACGGGCAAAATCAACAACCTCATCTAGGTCACCCTTAACGTAATATTCCTTGGCATTCTCAGACTTGTCAATAAGGCCTGCCGCTAGTGCGAGCTTCACGAGCTGGCGCTGACCCAACCCCATCGGCGGCTTGTTCTCCTCAAAGCTGAAGCAGGCAGAGTCCCAGGCCGCACACCAGCACTTGTACAGCGGCTCCTCGAGGGGGTGATAGGTACCGTTTCCGACCATGATGCTGTCTCGCCATTTACGCCACGCAATATCGCGCTCCATACTCTACTCCACGATGATTCGATCGCCGATGCCATCCTTCCTGGCGGCCGGCTCCCATCCGATGTTGAAGTCCCAACTACCATCTTTCTGGCGTTTTGCCTCAATGAACTGGATCTTGCACGGGAATTGGTACGACTTGGTTACAAAGCCATAATTGGAATAAACCTTGACGCGCTTATTCTCTGGCTTTAAATGGCCAAGCAGCTCGACCAGCTCCTCTTCCTCTACCGCTCGGGCGCTTGAGTTACCGCGCTTCCCGAAGTGATTCTTCAACTCGATTACTTTCATTGTTACCAACATATAGACGTGAACAATGAAAGAGTAAATCACTGACCAATGAGTTGACAAGTGTTCTGTCCGGTGATGAAGACGCCATAATCTCTTGAAGCTTGCGGGCATGAAGCAAGAGAATTGTGGTCGATTCTGCGATTTCAATTTGCATAAAAAAAGCCCCCCGGTTTAGAGGGGCTCGGTTGAATTAGCGGGAGGTGACCTTGATGCTGAACACCGCGGTCGACTTGGTGAACTCGGCCACCTTGTCGGCGCTGATGCCGCAGGACTTGACCAGTGCCTTCCAGTCCACAACAGAGCGGTTGGACTCGGAGTGAGTAGCCTTGAAGAGGGCCCCCTCGAAGACCTTGGCTCCGCCTGGGAGAGTTGCCTCATCCTTCATCCCGTCTTTGATTGCGTCTGCACGAGCGGTCAGTTCTGCGATCTGTGCAAGCAATACGCCAAGCTCATCGACTTCGTTGGTCTGGAGTGCGAGGGCTTCGATGTTGGTAACTGCGTTCATTTCACTGTCCTTTTTAACCTGGGCCACACCGTGCAGCCCATGAGTTGAATACTACACAGAATTTTTCGTCCTGTGTAGATTTTTTTCACTTTTTTTCAAATTTTTTTTGGTCAGGCAAATCCTCGCTCTTGAGGTGCTCCAGAAGGGGCTCGAGGACCGACTCCTGCTCAGGACGCAGCTTCATCCACTCCTCAATCTCCTGGATGATGATTGCAACGCCAGCGTCAAACCCTTGAATCCATTCGTTAATTTGCACTTTCAGCCTCTTTGATGGTTACCTTAAGCATCCCTGCGACTATATCGCCCCAGTAGACACGCAAGTCTACAATCTGCGAGTCGTCCTTGTAAATACCCGCGTGAGCCAGCGCATCGAGCGGGGCCTTGAGCAGGTTATCGAGATCCCTCTTCCGCTTGTCAGGCCTGAACGCCTCCACCGTCATGACAATGGGGCCCTCAAAGTGAACCGTCGGGTTGCTGTGCATGATCTGGTGCATCACCGCCTCACGGTACAGGCGGCCTGCGTCCGAGATGACCATGCGGTTCTTCCACTTGCGCCAGTAGGTGTTGACACTGGGCGGCCAGGGTAGGGTGATCTCCATCATGCGTACCTCACTAAGTTCATCTGTTCATTTTCGCAAAATGATTGGCTCTCTCTGTGGTACCACAACTTGTACCACTCCTCGATGTCGCCGTTACGTTGCTTCTCACACATCAGCGTCAGGTCGTGCTCAAACGGCATAAACCCGCCGCCGCTTTTCTGAGCCGTCTCCTTCTTCTTATTTCTCCAAACCACGAAGACATTATCAACTTGGTCTGTGATCGCGCCTGAGCCCTTCAGATCAAACTTGTTGGGCTGCGCCTCCTCCGATAGAAGCTTGCGAATGTGATGCACCAGGTGAATATGCACCTCGTGGTCTCGAGCCAGCGCCGTCAGCTCATCAATAAAGTTTTTCTGGGCGTTGTAGTCATCCTCGCCCTGGACACACTTCATGAGAGAGTCGATGAAGATATGACGGATGCCCAGCTCCATAGCGCAGTACCTGGCCATAGCCACCACCGATCGTGCGTCAGTGGTCCCCTGCTGATCGTACAGCCAGAGCTTGGATTGCGAAAAGGTATCAAAGTCCACCACAGTCTTGGCTAGCGCATCCTGGGGGTAGGTCATCCCCTCAACGTTCTCACCAGAGAATTGACGCAGCATTCTGGTCAGCGTTCGGACTGGCTTCATCTCGAAACTGGCGATACAAACGCGCTCACCTTGCGAGACAAGGCTCAGGGCTATCTGACCCGTTAAGAGGCTCTTGCCGCCCCCGTTAGAGCCTGCGTAGACCGTTACCTCACCTAGTCGAAACTCAAACTCGCCCCAGGTTTTGGTCCAGGGCATCTGCAGTGGCTTGGGTGGTGCCGGTTGATTGCGGCTGTCAAGGATCTCGAGAAGGTAGGCGCTAGCCTCTCTGACCTTGAGCTTGATCTCAGTTAGTTTTTCATATTTCGCTACGTCTATGTCGGATTGTCGGACTTTACGGTGTTGGTCGAGCGCCTTGGCCCGTTCTTCGATGCCGTCAGGCGAATTTGAGAGCTTCATCGATCCTCTCATAAGCTAACCAAGCGCGGTCGATGTCGGCCTGGGTAAGGGTTTTTCCACGCGAAACGTCAAGTGCCAGGGTCATTGCGACGACGGCCTCAAAGTGAATGATTTTCAACAGGTCCTTAGAGTAGAACTTGGGCTTTGGACCCTTGCGCTCACGCTTGTCGGGAAACAGGTCTGAGATGTCAATCCCGATTGCGCCACAGATTTCATGGGCGGTGCATCCTGCGAAGCAGTGTAAAAGGATCACACCATCGCGGTCTGCAATGGCGAGCGACGGGGATTTGTCTTGATGCGACGGGCACTTAGCAACCCAAGAACCGTTCCGACCCGAAACCTTCTCAAGCCGGGAGAGAAGATTATCAATCATTTTCCAACTCTCACCGGGAGAGCGGTCGTCTGGTTATCCCATCGCCTCTGGTTTAGGTACGTCGTAGGGGCAGGAGTGTACCCGGAGAGCCAACCCTCCGACTCCCGAGACTTCAGGACATGGGCGACGATCACATCGGCCTCGCCGTCAAGGGCCTGCTTCACCCAGGACGCTAACGCAGCCTCCTTCCCGTACTTTCGCTGCCCTGCAGGCCATGCTGACCAAAATTCACTGAAACGACTAGCGATAGCGGCCAGAGGTATATTTATTTTCTTTTCTTCTCTTGTCTTCTCTTCTCTCTTCTTCTCTAAGGTATTACGCTCGGAATACGAACGTATCTGCCACCTAGCGTTGACTGCGTCTCGAGCCTTCTGTGACTTGACCTCAAAGTCGGACAGGTCGTCGTCTGCCTGCTGGTAGGAGTAGCCCTCTTCTCCGTGTCTGAAGAACTCTTTTAGAACAGAATCAACGACTTGGACGTCAGAGATCTGGATTCGTTTGGCGACCCACTCTGCGTTAGGGAAGGGCTGTTTGTGGCCGTAGTAAAGGTCGATGCAGCGCCTCAACACCAGGTCCTCAAGCTCGGTCAGGTGGCGGGTCTGCATCGCATATTCAGCGTATCGAAATTTGTACCAGTTCACTGTTGTACCTCCTTAGGGTGTGCGAACGATGACCGATCAAAAGACAGTCGTCAAGGGGGTTGACAAGATTTTTTTTGTGTGTAGAGTCCGCTTTGCCAACGTTTGGCGTCAACACAAGAGGAAAAAATGATCCTATCGAAGCAAGTAGAAGGTACGTACAGACAGATCCCGGCAGGCACCTACCTAGCCCGCTGCTACAGATTTGTTGACATGGGCACACAGACTGCCGTGTACGACGGTGAGACGAAAAGCCGGCACGTTGTCATGATCCAGTGGGAGGTTCACGGATCTGACGAGAACGGAGAGGAGCTTGTCACGAACAAGGGTGAGCCGCTCACAATTACCAAGAACTACACCGCAAGCATGAACGAGGCCTCCACGCTGCGTAAGCACCTCCGAGCCTGGCGCGGTCGTGACTTTACACCAGAGGAGGAGAAGGGCTTCAAGATGGAGAACATCCTCGGCCAGTGGTGTATGTTGACCGTAGAAGAAAATCCAGGCTCAAACGGTCGGATGTACACGAACGTCAGCTCGGTGAGTCCTGTCCACGCCACGCTCAAGAAGAACCTTCCGCAGGGCTACAACCAGCCTGATTTCTTCAGCCTGGCCGATCGCAACATGACTGTATTTGAGCGCCTCTCCGATCGAATTAAGGAGAAAATTCAGGCGGCTCCGGAGTGGTCTGCGAAGAAGGCTGCCCCGGCAAGCGTCAGCGTTGACGTCGACGAAGACATCCCCTTCTGATGATCATGTTAAGCGCCATCTTATTTGGTGCTGGGGTGGCCTGTGCGCTGGCGGGTGAGAACCTGCTCGCGATAGGCTTCCTTGCAGCCTGTTTAGTTACGACAGTAATCGCTAAAAAAATTGAGGAAAAGCATGGATTTTACAGATGAGCAAGCCGCGTTCCTTGAACTCGAAGCAGCAAAGACAGACCAAGTGAAAGCCAAAACCAGTAAGTTCTTTGAGCGGGTCATAGACAGGTCTGGCCTAACAGGAACCGCCCGACAGGTGATGCTGTTGAGTGAACCAGTCTCGGTAGATATTTCAATTCGGGTTCCGATTCAGGCGTTTACAGATCACAAGGCCCTTAACGCGATCGAACGGAAGCTTACTGAGGAGTGGGGCGTCCAGGTTTATTTGATCACGAGGACAAAATGAGCAAGATCTCCGGGATTGAGGCCAGGGACGGGAAGTTTTTGTATCCTACAAATGACACCTACATTGGCAGGTGCATGGCGGAGTACGGAGAATGGAAAGGCGAATTAGTTAGCAAGTTAACTAATATTATTCCAGAGGGTGGGGTCGTAGTTGAGGTTGGATCAAACATCGGCACTCACACTGTTCCGATCGCTCGACACCTAGGACCAAACGGAAAGGTTTACGCCTTTGAGCCCCAGCGGTTGATATTCCAACTGTTATGCGCAAATTTAATATGCAATGAGGTTTATAACGTTTTTGCCTATAATGCCGCGGTTGGAGATAGGCCGGGAGAGGTCCTGGTTCCAGACTTGGATATAGGCGTGGAAGAAAATTTTGGTGCCATTCAAGTTGCTGGAAATGAAGGATTGAAAGTCGAACTAATGACTATTGACCAACTAAAGCTTGACCAGTGTGACTTCATTAAGATTGATGCGCAAAACTTTGAGCCGCAGGTGATGCTAGGGTCCTTTGAGACAATAAACAAATTTTCCCCTGTCATTTATCTTGAGTACAATTACCACGTCAGAAGCACGATCAACTTTTACATAAAGCAGTTCCTGAATGGTTATACCGCCTGGGAGTACATTGAGCCAATTTTTAAGGAAAACAATTACTTTGAAAACAAAACCAACCACTACGACTCAATATGTTCGTTGGGCTTGATTTTGTCAAAGAATGACATTCCCGGTGTCACTGATTCACTACAAGTAGTTTCAATTTAATGGAGGCCTTAATGCAGTCATCTGCCGTATTCAAGATTTTTAAACTTAATCCCGCTGTTTTTCAAGCCGATCCGCGTCTACCGGACGATGAAGAAGATGGAAACGCATTCTGTGGGAACTGTGTGTTTTGGGACAAAGACGAAGAAGAAGAGTCAATCGGTGAATGTCGCCGTAACCCGCCCCAGGTAATTACATTGGCTGACGCAGACGGGATTATGACCCCGGTATCTGTTTTTCCGGCCTCTGAAGTTGACCAATGGTGCGGGGAACACCAGGAAGAGTAAAAATGACGGGCCAGTTTTGTACGGACGAAGAGATTGCCGCTGCCTGTAGACAGTACAGCAGCACAACAGAGGCAGCCCAATCTCTAGGAATGAGCGACCGTAATTTTCGCAGGAGGAAATCTAAGCTAAACCTCCACACGAAGGCTCACGTTCATAAAGCCGAACACAGGGGCGGTGTCACAGACGGCACCGTCCTTGTTTTTTCTGACGCACATTTCTGGCCTGGCATCAGGACTACTGCTCTCAAGGGCCTCTTATGGGCGATAAAAGAGCTTAAACCGGTGATGGTCATCGCGAACGGAGACATATTTGACGGGGCCGGGATCAGCAGGCACCCCAGGTCGCAATGGCAAACGAGGCCAAACGTCCGGCAGGAACTCGAGGCCTGCAAGGAGTACATGACCGAGATTGAGAATGCCTGCCACGAGGCCCGCCACCACACTCAACTCATCTGGCCACTGGGAAACCACGATACTCGGTTTGAATCTCGCCTGAGCGCCTTTGTACCCGAATTTGAGGGCGTTCAAGGGCTGACGCTACAGGAGCATTTCCCGAAGTGGCACCCCTGCTGGAGCTGCTGGCCAACGGACGATGTGATCGTTAAACACCGTTTTAAGAGTGGCGTTCATGCTACGCACCAGAACACGGTCTCGGCCGGGGTCTCGGTGGTCACTGGGCATCTACACAGTCTTAAGGTCACGCCGTTCTCGGATCTTCGGGGAAACCGTTTTGGGGTCGATACCGGAACACTGGCCGAGACTGATGGGCCTCAGTTTCTTGATTATTTAGAGATGAACCCAACAAACTGGCGGTCCGGGTTTGCTGTTTTGACCTTTAAGGATTCAAAATTGCTTTGGCCGGAGCTTGTCCACAAGTGGGATGAGGGCGTGATTGAATTTAGAGGGCAACTTATTGACGTAGGTGCGTTATGACTAACTTTATTCAGAAACAGATTGAGGCCTCTGAGCGTCTTTTCTATGCGATGAAGAAGGACCACGAGGAGCGGGTAAATCGGATTGAGGTCTGGCAAAAGACCAGCGACAGTCTGATGGCAAAGCTTGAAGAGAGAGATCGAGAAATTGAACAACTAAGGGCAAAAATAAATGGCTGAATATCCAAGGTGTTTTGGAGACAGAAAGCAATATACGGAGTGGGTTAAGTTTGCAAGACACTCCCACCCACATCCGAATCACGGTTATTGCGAAGACTGCACCCTAGAATACAAGACAGAGATGTTGAAGCAGAACCGGTGTGAGTTTCCTGAGGTCAAGTTTAAGAAATCTCGCGATGGCGGCCTTGAGGGTTACCGATCGGCGTCCGAGATCAAGGTCCTGAAGAACACCAGATTCCAAAAATACTTAAAGGAAATCACCGCATGATCATCAGCAACACGAACACCGGCGGGCACTGGTACACCAGAGAAGGCGACCCACAATATACCCAGATGGGACTAAACGGGAAAGAGCGCCCGACGACTTTACGGGACGCCAGAAAAAAGGATTTGGTCCCTAGCGTCACTACAATCCTGGGCGTTGTTGCGAAGCCAGCGTTGAACTTGTGGATCCAGAAGCAGGCAATTCTGTCGGCCATGAAACTCTCTCAGCAGCCCGAGGAGAGCCTGGATGAATACATCAATAGGGTGATCAAGGATGGCCAGGAAACGTCGCGCCAGGCAGCGGCGGAGGGTACTAGGATCCACTCAGCGATTGACCACTTCTACGACGAGAAGGAGCCCGTTGAGGCATACGCGGAGCACGTTCAGGGGACCACCTCAACGATCAAGCTTGCTTATGGTGAGAGGAAATGGATTGCAGAGCGGGCGTTCGCTCATGAGATTGGCTTTGGCGGCCGGGTTGACCTTCACACTGACGGGATTGTCCTTGACGTTAAGACCAAGGAATTTGAGTCAGAGTCTGAGATCACCAACTTCGATGAGAACCTGATGCAGCTCGCCGCCTACCGGGTTGGCCTGGGTATGCCTCAAGCAGTCTGCGCTAACGTCTTTGTATCCAGGACTCGGCCAGGACTCGTTAGCATTCAGGAGTGGACTCCAGTCGAGCTAGACCGCGGCTGGGAGATGTTCTGTCACCTGCTGCAGTTCTGGCAGATTCGGAACAATTACCTGTAATAGTCTCGAACCTGCTTAACCGCCTCAAGACCAAAGGCTGCAGGAACAGCGATAGGCGCGAGTGGAGGATACATTGATGCCCCGGTGGCTGCTAATTGAGATGCGGCTATAAGGGCGTCGATATATTCCTGCCTCTGCAGTGCCTCGTCTATTTCTGCGACGTTTCTGCCCATTGAAGCACCAGCCGCTCCGTATCCAACCACCGGGAAACGTTTAAATGCGGTTTCTGCAACTCGAGCACTAATCTGGCCTAAAGGGGATTCCCTGACTGACGTCAAAGCTGCTCGAGCTTGGTTCATTGGACGATTGGCTTCTTGCTGTTGTAAACGAGCCTGCCTCGCTCTCTCAGTGTCGGCCGCAATCCTAGCAAGCCGCTCTTCATTTGCCGCCGCTTGAGCCTGCTGCTGCGCTGCCTGATCAGCAACCCCTGGCGGGAGCATCAATTGTCCGCGCCCTTCGCCGGTTAATTGAAACCTACCCTCGCCCATGCCTCGAATCTTGGCCATCGCCTCTGCGTCTTTGTTAAGCAAGCTCTGGCCGCCGGTAGCACGGACCTTATCCATCGTCTCCGCCTGCTCTGCGATTGCATACGGAACCTGATTGCCAAGGCTCTGGACCCACTTCTGGGCGCCTTTCAATTGTGGGGAACCTTGCGTCGTCGGCAGGGCCCCAGGTCGAGCGGTAGGCTGCGCAGGAGCCGCGGGGGCTGCTGGCTGAGGGTTGAGCCGAGCCATCTGCTGTTGAGCCCTAATCCGCGCCATCTCCTCACGCATGGCTTTAGTTTCGGCCGCGTTAATACGGGACTTTGCAAACCCGACTCCGGCACCTAAAACTGCCCCAGTAGCCGTGGCCATCTCTTTATTCTTTTGAGCGTCCTCGTCAGGGTTGGCTGCATCCTGTTCGTAAATGGTCGCCTCTGGGGTCGGCTCGTTAGGTTCTGGCTCAACTTCAACCGGCTGCTTGGGCTCGTTTGGTGACGGCTCTCCCTCTCCAAGCCCACCAACGCTTTTTATGTGTTTTAAATAATTTATTGTTTCTGTAGGCAACTCACCTTGTCCAGTCCTAAAAAAACTATTGCCTGGCCCCCAGTTATACATTGCCGCAGCAGTAGCCTTATCACCTTCGCTTTTTTCAATTAAATGCTTTAGATAGGTCACTCCGGCAGCGATGTTTTTTTCTGGATCGCGCAAGTCTTTAGGGCTAAACCCGTAGTCCTTAGCGGTTGACGGAAGAACCTGCATAATCCCAACCGCACGTTCACCAGATTTTTTTTTGAGTGGCGGACCAATAATGACATTGTTTTTTTCGTCAAATTGGCGAAGCCTACTCTCGGCATGAGCTACCGACAATGCAAAATCTCGGTCAACGCCCATCTCTTCAGCTTTAGCAGAGATGAGTGCGGCGATCTTTCTTTGATTTTCGTTAAGATCTTGTTCTGAGAAAGCCATATCGCCCTCGTTACTGAAGCAAAGAGTTTATTTTATTGCGAGCGGCAGTCAGACCGGACTCTTTCTTTGGCGCCTCAGTTGGTTTTGGCCCCAGTCCAATCGTCTTGTTAATTTTCTTGAGTTCATCGTGATAGTCGGACTCAATAGTATCGTAGGCCTTGGTGCGGTTGAACTGCTCGATGGTCCCGTCAGGGTTCTTGTCGCGCCAAGACTGGAACGTTTTGATATAACGCTCGTTCATGTTCGCTTGAGCGTTGGCTAGCTGAGACTTGAACAATAGGGCGTTTGCCGGGTCTTTGTCTACAATGCCGTTGATGTCCTTGACGATCCCCCGCTCCATATTGGTGACGGTACCCTCGCCCTTGAGGTAGGTCTTGGCATTGAGAAGCTCTGCCTTACTCAACAAGCTTCGGGCCACGTTGAGCTGAGTAATGACTTCTTGCGAGGCGTCTACCTGAACGATCGCCTTGTCGAAGTTCGCGATAGCAACCTGGTAGCCGCCTACGTTCAGGCCACCGCTAATCACCTCGCCGATCGCAGCCTTAACGCCAGGCTTCGCAGTTGGGCCAAGAACCTTCTGAACGTCCTTCTTGTTGAAGATATCAATAAGCGTCTTGGTTTCATTCTTCTGCGTTTTAATCGCATCTATTCTTGAGACCAGTTCTTCTTGACGCTTTTGCTCGGCCTTGAGTTTCTCAATCTTTACCGTCTCTTGGACTTTTAAGTCGCTTGCTCTCTGGGCCTCTTCTCTGTCACTTCTTGACTTGCGCGCTTGAACAGACTCTCCCTCCGGAGGTGGCTTAAATTCAGCGCCAGCGGCAGTAAGCGAGGCTTGAGCAGTCGGAGATGCGGGCTCTTGGGTTGGGGCAATCGGGGACCCAAACCTATTTTTAGTTAGCAGACGAGCTAAACGTTCCGATTCTTTTAAATCGTTTCTTTCTAGTGCGCCGTAATAACGACCAATCATAACGGGGTCGCCTAGGAAGGTCTCTCCTCCGATGTTGACCTCTTTTCCTCCTTGGCGATAAAGAATCTTCGGCTCGCCGCTCGACATATCAATAACTGTGCCGTCTTGCAGTGTACGGATGTTTCCTTGAGCAAGCTGTCCCTGATCAACCTTGAGCTTTTCTTCTTTAACTATAATGTCTCGAGCATCAATCTGTCGCTTCTGCACAGCGGCGTCAAACTTTTGACCTTTTTCAATGGCGTCTTGAATTGAAGCACCCTGACGGAATGCGTATTCGGCTATCTTCCGACCTTCTTCCGTCATCCCCAAAATAAGCTCCTCTTGAGCAGGCGAGACTTTCGCTTGGGGGGGTGCTGAGAGTGGCGCAGGAGGTGACGCTTGAGGGGGCGCAGCAAGAGGAGGAGGCTGGTAAGGTTTAAAAACCAAATCTGGCCGTGGCTCGCTTTCGTTTTTAGTTGGTGTAAATGGGGGTAATTCGCCCTGTGGACCAACTTCCAATGGACGGCTGGTAATTCCTGGAACGATTGCAGACGTTAAGGCGCCACCCTCTGCAGGCGGTGGTACCGGTAGAGCGCCGGCGGGTGGCTGTCCTGGTAAAGCAGCGGCAGGTGGCTGTTTACCACGGAAAAGCGCAAGGCCCTCTGCTTGGTTTTTGCGCTGCTGCTCAATGGTAAGAAGTTCTTTGTTGATGTCGAATCGAGCTTTGTTTTCTTCGATGTTTCGCTTGAATTCTTCCTCTTGCGACTTGCCGACAGCCCCAGCAACATTACCTAATGCCTCAAATGCGCTACCTGTTTTTGTTGGAGTCAAGAAAGCTTGGGCAGCGGCCAGATAGGAAGGATCAAAGAAGCGATTCTTCCTTTGGTCCAGAGACTCAACAAGCTTCTGATACGCCTCCTCTAGGCGAGCCTGGTAATCTGGATCGGTAAGTGCCGTGCTTTTATTAGCCATAAATAACTCTCTTAAAGAGCGTTCTCTGCGTTTTCTGTATTTGCAACATAGAACGGACTTCTTGTATCGCTTGAATTAAAGTATGGCAGGAGCGTGTCAACGCCAACATTCCATAAATTTCCAAGAGATGATAGTTGCGATGAAGAAAGTCCAAACGCATCAGCATTGGCCCCTCCAAAAATTGAAGCAAGCCCGGCAATTTTTTGAAGGTCACTCAATCCATACTGCCCTTGAGTGCCAGGCTTGACTGTGGTCTGAGTTTTATCCGTTGGTACTGGGTACCCTCTCAACAATCCAGCAACGTTACTCGCCGTAGTGAGAGGCGCCTCTAACTTCTGCTGCTCATATTTCTGCTTTTCTGCGCCAGCTTTTCTTAATGCCTCAGATTCGTTCAATCCTAAGGTCTGGGCCTGGGTAGCCAAGTCACTCTGAAGCTTGCCTGCCTGAGTCTGGTTCTGCTGCTCTTTTAATAATGCCTCTACAGCGTTGTTATATCCGCTAGCAAGCAACTTCCCTTGTTCCCCGGCTAGGTTTGCAGAGACGTCCGTCATGGCCTGACCAAGAGCGCCAGCGTAACGTGAAGAACCTAAAGCGCCAGAGCCGACAAAACCGCCAGTAATCTGCGGCATGATGTTGCGCTGGAGGGCGTTCCCAGACTGCCTAGCAAGCTCCTGCACAACGTTCTGAGTGTAGGGGTTCATTAGCTGCTGCAGGCGCTCTGGAGTGATCCCAGCGGCCGCGGCGTTTGCTGTTGTGGTGGCGTTCGTAAGCCCAGGCTGATAAGCACCAGCCGCCCCCGCTACCTTGTTATAACCCTGCGTCTGCATCGGGTCATAGCCGGCAACTAACTGATCTGATGTTTTCTTTAGAAAGTCTTGCCCAGTGTTGGACAGACCAGTAACCGTCTTGTTGAACCACTCCGGCGCAGTCTCTTTGGCTGTCTGCGTCTCAGTTACGTTTGGCAGCGCCCCACCTTGAAAAAATGACGACATTACTTTCTCCGCTTCATGTATTCAAGTGGTGACAAGGCTTTAGGCGGCAAGTCTTTCGGGGCTGCCTTTCTAGCTCGAGCGCGAATGTTGTGCATCATTTTATACAACTGCTCGCTCCCGGCTTTGGTGGAACCATTTCCTAGCGCAGCCACGACGTCAGCAGGAAAAACAAACTCCCCGTCTGCAAGCATAGCCGGAATATCGTCAGATTGGCCATCGCCAGGGCCAGAAACGGCATCTCCGCGACGGTAATCCGTTCTCATTTTACCCGATTTATAGAGCTTTTTAAACGGATCAGCCAATCCGCCCTTTGCAAAGGACATCTCTTCAACTTCAGGCTCCTCGGCCCCCAGGATGTCATCAATCGAAGGGGCCTCGCCGTATTCGTAATATTGCTGTTTGGGCATTGAAGCCTCCGGTTGGTTAACTTCTGGCGCAGTATTTTGCTCAACTGTAGTAAAAAACTGATCAAGTATGCCCTTGTATTGCGGTTTGCCGCGAATAAACATTGGGCTAATTTCTAAAAATGGCGTTGCTGCCGCGGCAACAGTTGCAATTTGCGGCATAGAAAATCGGAAGCCAGTTCTTGGTTGAGAAGGCGGTGGCGGAGGAGGTGACCCAGTGGGAGTAACCGAAACAGTAGGAGTAACCGAAACAGTAGGAGTAATTGAGACGGTAGGAGTAATTGAGACGGTAGGAGTAATTGAGACGGTAGGAGTGACTGAAACGGTAGGGGTAATAGAAACAGTAGGAGTGATCGAAGCAGTAGGCGTAATTGAAACAGTAGGGGTAATAGAAATAGTACGGGTAATAGAAACAGTAGAGGTGACAGAGACGGTAGAGGTAACAGAGACGGTAGAGGTAACAGAGACGGTAGAGGTAACAGAGGCAGTAGGAGTAACAGAAACAGTAGGGGTTACTTCAGCAGTAGGAGTAACAGAAACAGTAGGAGTTACTTCAGCAGTAGGAGTAACAGAAACAGTAGGAGTTACTTCAATAGAAGGGGTAACCGAGGCAGAAGGAGTAACTGAAGCAGAAGGAGTTAAATCAACAGAAGGAGTAACTGAAGCGGTGGGAGTTAAATCAACAGAAGGAGTAACTGAAGCGGTGGGAGTTAAATCAACAGAAGGAGTAACTGAAG